ATAAACACCCCACCTCACAAAATTATTTAGGTTGGTTGGGAAATAGTTTACCTATTTATTAACATAGGTTGTCATTGGTAAATGTGCATAAAGTGGGCTTGTTTTTGATGTGTGCAATAAAAATATTTTGCAATAATGTTTGGTATTACAAATAGTATTACCATATTTGCATTGTGAAAGCGATACAGCTACACGAAACCAAAAAGAACTGGCGAGTTACGCAAAACAAAATGAATACTGAAAAGCAAATTATCAAGAAAAACAACTTTAACGAATTGTATGTAGAGGTTGTTAGAAAAGATGGCTCAATAAGAAAAATATACATAACAGGCGCAAGTCAATCTGACCCCGCCTAACCTTTCTTTTTGTGCGCTCGGTGTCCGCTCCACCGTAATTTTAAAACCAAACAATATATGAAAATAGACAAAGGGCGCGAAAAGCCGATAGTATTCAGAATACCAAAATCGAAACCGTTACTTCAAAAGAAGTTCGATAAAGCCGTTGCGAAGTCATCCACAACCGCAGTCATCATTCACTCACTCGAAAAAAGTTTAATGAAATGAAACACAATCTAATTCCATACACCACACGCGGCTTAATTGAATTGCGCGGGGTGCTTTTAGGAACGCTAAAGAACGAAAAGTGTAAATCATTAGACGAGCCTGTAAGGGGTTCAATTAGCCAAATAAACACGGAATTAAGTAAACGCGGTATTCATTCATTAAAAGTAAAAACGAAATAAGATGTCAAACAAACTAACACGCGAAGTAAAGTATCTAAACGAATCAGACCGTCCAAAGAAAGTAGAGCCGTTAAAATTTAAGGCATGGTTTGAGGCTAATTATTATCTAAAAACTAAAGATTTTGAACTTGAAGATATTGATATTCATGTTGAAAGATACTCCACCTACCTACAAGAATTTAGTGCGGAGGAAAAGGCGGTGGAGTTTAGCTACTTCCTTGATACGCATAAAGGATTGGTTGATGTTTTAAATAATCACCCATTACACTCTGCTGGAACTATTACATATTTAGGTAAATGTAGATCTCTAGGTGATACGTTTTCTTCTAATGACGGGACTTATATACGATTCTATTCAGGTCACTTACATTCAGGCAAATTCTAACCTATGCTACTAACCCTAAAAATAACCATGTGCGCTATACTGCTTGTAATGGTTGTATATATCAGAACAGGCAGATACGAATGGAAACGGACTAACAAGGACAGTTATCCGATCACTAAAGCACACAAGAAACAATTTTATCCACTAATTAAAGATTGAGAAAATGACAAACGGAAACGACTACGCTAATCCAGCAAAAAGCGATTGGCACACAGAAGGAGGCTTAACCAAACGTGAATACTTCGCGGCAATGGCAATGCAGGGGATAGGAATGGAAATGGTAAACGGAGGAAAGCACGAATTGGATATATCAATAAGTATTGCCCGAAAAGCATTGAGAATGGCAGACGCTTTAATAGCCGAACTAAACAAAACAGAATCAAAATGACAAAGCACCAATTCTACTACATCGCAGGATTCCTACTGTTTACATTTACGATTATCGCGGCATGTATCGCTAAGGATGTGATTGTTTTTTAACTGATAAAAATTAAACCAAATGAAAGTAACAATTGAAGTAACAACCAAACGAGAAGTAGAAATAAATTTGCCTTACTTTTTCAAAACAGATACAGGCTCATGCCATGCTATACTTGAAAATAATACAGTAAGAGTATGGAACGATACTATTAGTTTCTTAAATTATCCCTCTTATAATTTGCTAACCGATAATGGTAATGCTGAAATCACAGCCGAAGAATTTACTCGAGCTTTCGATGCGCGTATGGAGCAAATTCAACAATTAAAATCAGAATTTTTCAAACATTAAATTAACGCAGCGGGCAGAATTGCCACCCCGATAGATACGGACTAAGCATGGTCACCCGTTGCACATTTTTAAACCAATCAATAATAAAAACAGAAACGATGGCAGATTTAGCAAACTATAAAGCCCCGTCCCTTGCTGAAATATTCGAGGACAATTTAGAAGCCGCTTTTAAAGGTGAGCAACTAAACCTTTTACTCAACCAACCGCCAAAGCCGCAATGGATTAAAACGCACCCATATATAAGCAACTACAAATATTTGCCGATTGATAAGGTGGAGTTCATGTTGCGTAAATTGTTCCAACGCTACCGTATAGAAATAACAGGACAGGGGACGGCTTTTAACGGCGTATGGGTTACAGTTAGAGTTCACTACCTAAACCCTTTAACTGGCGAATTTGACTATCACGATGGGATAGGGGCGGCACAATTACAAACCGCAAAGGGAACGTCCCCTGCCGATTTAGGGAACATAAACAACGGGGCTTTAAGTATGGCTTTCCCGATAGCAAAAACGGTTGCTATAAAAGATGCTTGCGACCATTTCGGAAACATATTCGGGGCAAACCTTAACCGCAAAGATACCGTTGAATTTTCGCCCGATGCAAAGATCATGGAGGCGGGAATGAAAAAGGAAAAGGAATTAGATGAATTAAAGGAATTATTTGAACTTAAAAAAGATTCAATAGAGGACAACGATTTTCTTGAATCATGCCAACGGGTTATTAACGAAAAGGAAACCAACAGCTATTTTAAAATCAGAACTAAACTTTCAGAACTATGAGTATAATTGATAATGAAATTCGTATAGGCAATTTCACTTCTTCTCAAATATTTAGATTGTGTGGCGCGGGTAAGCGCAAAATGACAGAATCGGAATTGGCAGCACGTCCAAAGTCGGGGACTGGAAGCTCGACAAAAATAATAGAGTGCATAAATACACTAAGCGATACGGCACATGAATATATTGCAGAGAAAAAGATTGAGCGCAAAATAGGCAGGTCAATAAATTTAGTAAAGCAAACACGCGCTACACTTTGGGGGCATTATTTACAGCAACGAGTTCACGATAAACTTAGCGAACATTATCAGTTAATTGACGACAAAACAATTAAGCACCCGACTATAAATGATTGGGTAGGAAGTCCCGATAATTACAACAAAAAAGAATCGGTTGCGGGGGACATTAAATGCTACGAGCCTAAAAAGTTTACGGAGTATGTGGACTGCTTAACTTTCTGCAAAGAGCAAAATAATGTTCTGCTATTTAAAGAAAAATACCCGCAAGAGTATTGGCAACTTATTAGTAGTTCGATACTGCTCAACTGCGAAAACATCGAGGCTATTGTTTACATTCCTTACTTTTCGGAGTTAGAGGAAATACGCAAATCGGTTTTAGATTTAGACGCGGAGGACGACAAAAAGAAATACGGATTTATTGCATACTCGCATTACAATGAACTTTCTTGGATAGCGGACGGTTGCGGGTATAAGAACTTAAACATATTTCGATTTGTTGCGCCTAAAGAGGACAAAGAATTTTTGACAAATAAAGTAACCACCGCATCACAATTATTAAACAAATAAATAGAGGGAAATGGAAAAGAATTTTAAGGATTACGCGCATTTGTATTTGGGGTGCGATGTATTAGTTCAGAATTTAGATTCAGATGATTTTGAAACTGAAATTGAAGAAGGAATTACTAACGGTTGTGTAGCCAAACTTACACTTGTAAATCAAGGCGATTGTCAGTTGAGGGCTTATGATGATAGCGAAAATTGGGAATACGCAATAGAAATAGAAGGGGCTTATTTATGTTCTTGGTGGTCTTCAAGAAATGTGAAACCAATACTTCGCCCGTTGTCGGATATTACTAAAGGGGAAATTGAGCAATGTTCTTACTTTTTCACTAACACAAGCAGAAGCATACTTGAGGACGGGGCGCAAAGAACTTTCTATTTACTTAAACAAGGCTTCGACCTATTCGGCTTAATTGACGCGGGTATCGCACTTGATAAAACTAAACTATAACCCACCTCAAACACTTCAAATGGCACGTAACCTAACAGACAAAGAAAAGTCAGACATAGCCGAACTAATTAAGGACGGTTCAACATGGCAAAGTATAGTTAAGCAGTTCAACTGTTCAACTTCCACAATTTACAGGATAGTAAAGGATAATGGAATTGAATTTAAGAAGTCCCGCGAACCATACAAAGCGCGAATCACATCGCATGTTCCGTTGACGCATACAAGGAATGGAGAATCATTTTTAATGGGAGCTTTTTAATAAACCTTAAAATAAAGAAGATGAATATTGATTATACAATAGGGGATGATATTGTTTCAATTAAAAGCCATTCAGGTGGAGCGCATAAGGAAAATCAAACTTTTGTTTGCAAGGGGCTTTTACCATGTGAATGCAACTGCTGTGAGTATAAAGTAAACATAGGAAAGCAATCTCAAAATAATGCTGGCGACTTTGTTAGATGTGCTGGTTGTGGAGTAAGGTCAATCCGCGAAGATAATATCCAATGGTTTAATGCGACTAGCTTTAAGAAGTTAGATACCCTAGTAAATATATCAGAACTAACTGAAGTATTAAACGAACCAATATTTAACTTAAACCAAACCACATGAAACATTACATCACATTTGAAAAGGCGGAATTAAATTCTACCATCACAACATTAGGTTTTAACCTACACAACATTGCTGAACAAATCACATACTTTCAGCAATACGCAAAAATTCAAGGCGTTGAACATGAATTTGTAATTAATTCAGCAATTGAGAAAATCAATGAAAGTTTAACCACTTTAAAAATAGAATTTAATTTGCCAACAGAGCCTAATTCTTGTTTAGAATTAATCACAGAAAAGAAGATTGAAGAAGTGGTAAAACGAGCTAATAAAGACCACGATAACCCATATCGTGCAACCATTCCAAAAATGAAAGAGTTAATTCGTTCATTTAACTCAATTGCTGAAAGGGAAGGAAAAGAAACTAACTGGGAAGGAATTAAATTACAATGTGCGAAAATGTTGTAATTGGCGTGCAGTGGGAAAAGGTTTTTAAAATTTCCCATAACGGTTTGCAGATACACGCTGTGAGCGTTGGTTTGAGCGTGGCAAAATAGCGTGTATGTGCTGTTATAAGAAGTGCGGTTAATTAAACGATAAATTTGATATGGAAACGGAAAGAAAAGAATTATTAAAAATGTGCGGTGGCAAAAAATACAATGTTATTTATGCTGACCCTGCTTGGAGATTTTCGCAAGGTATAAACAGACGAAAAGATATAAGAGAAAAGTTTGGAACAAATGAGGAATTATCAATACAATATCCTACTATGTCTGATAAAGAAATAATTGAATTAAATGTAGCTGATTATGCTGATGATAATTGTGTTTTGTTTGTATGGACTACTGATGCTCATTTAGAAGTAGCGATAAAAGCGATAAATAATTGGGGTTTCAAATATAAAACAGTTGCTTTTACTTGGAACAAAAAGCGTGGTTTTATGGGAAAATGGACTGTAAAGCAATGTGAAATATGCCTACTTGCTACAAAAGGAACAGCACATAAATTACTGAAATCTTTTAAGGAGAAATCATACTTGGAAGAAAATAAAACAGAACATAGTAAAAAGCCAAACGAATTTAGAAAACGGATTGAACGAATGTTTGGCGATGTTCCAAAACTTGAAATGTTTGCACGAACAAGAGCAGAAGGATGGGATGTTTGGGGTAACGAAACTGATAAATTTGAAGAAGAAAAAGGAGGGAAAATTTTTAATAATTCTTTTCCACCACAAAGTTTATTTGGAGATGTATCGTAGCATTTCTTATAACGTATGGTGATTGTCGCTGTTGCCAAAAAACAAACCGATTCATTAAATTAAAAAACAATAATTCAGATGCAAAATAATAATCAAATTGAATACCAATCTGGCAATAGCTACAATCACGTGTTACCGCTAGTTGTGGGTGGTTTAACGATAACGTGTGAGGATAATATGGAACTTATGGCACGTTATCCAGATAATTATTTTGATTTAGCAATTGTAGATCCGCCTTACGGATTAGGTAATAGATTAACAAGTGGTGGCAGTTCTTCTAGTTTTATTGTTTCAGAAGCTAAAAACGTAAAAGATTGGGATGTTAAACCTACTAAAGAATATTTTACTGAACTAAAAAGGGTTTCAAAAAATCAAATTGTATGGGGTGGTAATTATTTTGCTGATAATTTAGGTGAATTTAGATGTTTTATATACTGGGACAAAACAATACACGGTAATAGCTATTCAGACGGGGAATTAGCTTGGACAAGTTTTGATAAACCATCCAGATACTTTAGACAAAATATAGCTACAATAACTTCCGAGGGCAGGATACATCCAACTCAAAAAAGTATTAAATTATACAAATGGATTTTAGATAAATTCGCAAAGCCAAACGACAAAATACTCGACACACATTTAGGCTCTGGAAGTATTGCGATAGCGTGCCACGATTACGGATTTGAACTTACAGCGTGTGAACTCGATAAAGAATACTTTGAAAAAACAAAAGAAAGAATTATTAACCACGTTGCTCAACAAAAGCTCTTTTGAAAACGAATGTAGCAATTAGCGGTAACTACTCGCTAACCTCTATAAATGTATTACAAAACTATGAAAACACTTGTAAAGACTAAAGTTATAAGAATTACAGAAACGCAATATAATACATTATTAAAGATGAAATCTTATAATATTGATACTGGTAAATTCATTCGGGATTCCATTGCAGAAAAGATAAAAAGAGAGTATTCTGATCTTATGCCTAAACCTAAAAAAGAATATTGTCCGTTTTAATGCAAATGTTAAAATTATGTTAAAAGTTATACATTTTGAAAATGTATAACTTTTTTGTTTATCTTTACGCCATAATAATAAACAAATGAAACAACCAAAATACAAAAGAGGGGCTTACAAAAAAGTCAAACTTAAACAGTGCAATATCAGAATGCACGACCACGAAAAACCATTAGTGAAACAATTTTTAAAAGAATTAAGATGCAAAACTACGACGAAATAGTATTAGGGGTTGGAAATCCGTTACACCCAGCGAACCAAAGAGAATA